ACTCGTCATTGATTTGGTAGGCAAGCTCGCCTTGTTTGCCCTGGCTCATCCCTGGATTGCTGGAATAGCTATAGCAGTTAGTATCCTTATCGTTGTATTTCTTAAATTCAGAGATGTGGCAGTGCCGGTCCTCAATGCTGTTGAGATTGGTGCGCAAATGGTCTACATCGGATTTGTGAAACTCATCAAATATCTCTTGGTAGGTTTTGACAAATTGGCCCTTGGTTTAGAAAAGTTTTATGAGGTTTTAGGCAAACTGCCCGGCAAACTCGGCGAACCATATCGGGAAGCAGCAGAGCATATCAAACGTTTCCGCGACAATCTTCAAGGTCTTATCAAAGCGTCTGATATGGAGATGGATAGAGTCGGCAATAAGATATCAAACGTCTTGGTGACCGGCGAAGGCAGTTTAGTTAAAGGATATGACAAGGCAAAGAACGCGATTGCCGGATTCATCGATGCGCTTAAAAACTTAGGCAAGGATATCAAGATTGAGGAGGTAGCGCAGAAATTTGACGCGATTCAGTCTATGGCCGAAGGGACAGCAAGATCGCTGGGGGCGGTGTTTAAACACTTCTTTAGCGATGCTTTCAAAGGCCAGATTAGTGATGTCAAAGATTATTTCGCAGAACTGGGCAACATGATGCTGGAAGTCTTGGCAGAGGTCCTGGCCAAGATGATCCTTGTTAAAACCATAGGTTCGATTTTCCCGGGCATGATCCCGTTTTTTCATCAGGGTGGGATGGTGTATCACTCTGGCGGGGACGTTTTACCCATAAGGGCGCATGCGGGCCTTGCGCCTGATGAGGTGCCGATTGTTGCGCAGACAGGAGAAGGGGTTTTATCCAGAAGGGGTATGCGCGCGTTAGGCGGATCGGAAAACTTGAAATCTCTGAACGAAGGAAAATCGGCAAAGGGCAGCATAACCATAAATGTGAATCAGGTCATACAGGCATGGGATGCTCAAGATGTTTGGCGCAACCGGAAGATGCTTTCGAATGCCATTGCCGATGACATTTATAACAACGGCAAGATCCGTTCGGTAATCAGGAGTTACACATGAGCGATTTCACATATCTGCCGGATTTTCTTATTGATGAGGCGGTGGAATACAAGACGCTTGTTTCGGAGTTTGAGAACGGCGCGGAGCAGAGGCGCCGCAAATGGGCGAATCCACAGCGTAAATGGACGCTTAGATTTAATAACAGAACGCATATGGAGATGACAGAGGTGTCAGATTTCTTTAAAAGCAAATTCGGCTCATTTATGGCGTTTACATGGACAAACCCGAACGACTCCGCAGAATGCACTGTCCGTTTTGTCGAAGATAGTTTTCAGTTTAGCCGCAAGGCGTACGGAGTATATGATTTTGAATTTGAATTTATCGAGGTGAAATAATGCCGCGCGAAGTCGATAGCACATTTAAATCAGAGAAGGCGAAGCGGGAAAATACGCCTATCTTTTTGTATACGCTTGAAAAATATGACGGCATAAACGATTTGTGCCTTGCTGGCATTGATGAGGACGTGTCTTATAACGGCATTACTTACTCAAAGTTTCCTATAACCCATGAGTTTGTCGGCGAGAACAATCAAGGCGCAATTGATCAAGTAAAAGTGCGGCTTGCCAATGTCTCAAGGCTTATTCAGTTGTACTTAGAGCAGTTTGATTTTAGGGGCAGGAAGGTGACTATTCGCATGGTCTGGTTGAATCAGTTATCGGATCCGGATGCTTTCATGGATGACATCTTCTACATCGATAGCTATACAGCGGATCAGAATAACGTGGAGTTTACGCTTACAGGAAAGTTTGATGTTTTGGGAGTGGATTTACCGGCGAGGCGATATTCTCGGAATTACTGTGCATGGAAGTTTAAATCCGCGGAGTGCGGATATTCGGGAGCTGAAATTACATGCAACAAGACAAAGCAGAGATGCAAGCAGCTGAACAATTACCAGAGGTTCGGGGCTTTCCCCTCAGTGCCGACAAGGCGCATATACGTGATGTAGGGAGATGTATCGTGGATAAGTATCTTGGCATTCCGTATCGGCACCGGGGCCGGGCATTAGACGGCCTTGACTGCTGGGGGTTCTTGAAGTTTGTCTATGCGGATTTAGGAGTGAGGCTGTTTGATATCGAGGATCTTGAATACAGCAAGGTCTGGGGTCTTGAGGGCAAAGATTATTTTAAAGCGCATTACTTTCATGATTGGGTTGAGGTTAAATCGCCGGAGATTCTTGACGGGGTATTGTTTGTCAACTCAAGAAAAATTGCCAATCACGCGGGAGTTGTTTTGAGCAACAAAAGATTTATTCATTGTTGCAGGCAGGGAGTGATTATTTCAAGGCTCGAGGATTCCTCGTGGGCGATAAGGGTAGAGGGATTTTACAGGTTAAAGGATAAGAGATGGTAACAATAAGAAATATCGAGAATCCATTTAAGCTGGAAGAAGCGCAGGTTAAAGAACTTGAGTTTTCAAGAAGCAAGTGCGTGCGAGATTATCTTGATGAGGCAAGTGTTTCTTACGAGGACAGGCGAGTAATTGTCACCGGCCGCAGGATCTCTGATTTGTCGGAAAAGCTTGAATGCGGAGATGAGATTACCGTTATCCCGGAAGTCAAAGCTCCGGTAGTCGCGATTATCTCTGCCATAATTTCGGCAGTCTGGGCTGTAGCCGTAGCTCATCCGTTCTTATTTACGTTTTTTGTGTTGTCCATGGGTTATGCCATTTATCAGAATATGAACCAGCCCAAAATGCCGGATTTTAATCTCGGCGGCGCAACGGGCCTTGATGAAGGCTCTCCTACTTACGGCTGGGACGGCGTCCAGACTATTCAGGAAGTGGGAGTGCCGGTGGCAGTTGTTTATGGCGAGCACCGAATCGGCGGCAACATCATAAACCAATATCTTTGGGAAGACGGCGACAACCATTATTTAAGCGTTCTGCTTGCGCTTTGCGAGGGAGAGATTGAGTCAATTAATAGCATGGAGATTAACAATAACCCAATCGCCAACTTTGGCGGTGTTACGGTTTCAAAGCGCTTTGGCACAAACTTTCAAAGCCTTGTAAACAACTTTGAAGACCTACATAACCTTTACCCGGTCAATGCCAATTTAGTCAAAGACAGCCCCTATGTTTACACCATGATTGATTCAGACGTCGAAGGATTTGAAATTCACCTCAGGCTTAATAACGGTCTTTATCAGCAGAGTTCAGGTTCCGGGGATATCCAGAGCTGGAGCGTGACTTATAGGGTTGAATATAAACTTCATTCCGAGGCCACCTATATTGATTTAGGCGAGACGACCATCTCGGAAAAATCACGCTCAACAGTGCGCAGGGTGTTTCGCAAGGTCGGCTTAACTCCCGGGCAATATGACATTAGGATCACCCGCACCAGCGATGACAGTTCACTGCAACCGTTAAGGCAGGGCGATTTAACGTTGTTTCAAATCGATGAGCTTAAGACAGACGATTTAAGTTATCCAAATACGGCGTTATTGGGATTGCAGCTTTTGGCCACAGATCAGCTTAACGGCGGCACGCCGAATATCACCGCAATTGTGAAAGGCAGGAAAGTTTCGGTCCCGGATATCCGTAATAGCGGCGCACCGGTTGACTGGGATGATTATTATTGGGACGGAAGTAATTACCGCCTTTTATCAGATGACACTTTGCTTGAGTGGGACGGTGCGACTTATGTCCAGAAGTATTGCGCGAATCCGGTGTGGTGCTTAAGGGATTTTATCATTAATAACCGTTACGGCCTTGGCGAGTTTATTCTAACGGCGCATCTGGATAACGCCTCACTATTAGAGATGTCGCAGTATTGTGAGGAAAAGGTGGCTGACGGCAAAGGCGGATTTGAAAAACGATTCAGGCTTGATGTAGTGATTGATTCAAACAACAAGGCGCTCGATATTCTGATTCAGCTGAGCGCTGTGTTTAACGCCATGCCCTTATACAGTGCAGGCGGGATATCGTTCAAAATAGATAAGCAGACGCTGCCTACTCAGCTATTCGGCATGGGCAATATCGTCAAAGACAGCTTTGTGCAAAGCTGGAAGACGATCAAAGAAGTGCCGAATGTTATCGAAGTGCAGTTCACCGATAAAGAGAAAAACTACCGGCAGGAAACTATCGCTTATATCGACGAGGATGCTCTTGCGAGCGGCGAGCCAATGCGCAAAAGCCAGCTTCGCTTATTCACCACCGGAGCAAGTTACGCTATCCGCGCGGCGCGATATGCCTTAAAAGTTGCAAAATACATTAACCGCTCGATTGTTTTTAAGGCAGGGATTGATGCGGTTGCCTGTCAGGCAGGGGATATTATTTCGATTTCGCATGATGTACCGCAGTGGGGATTCTCTGGCAGGGTAAAGGACGGATCAACTCCAACCTTAATCAAATTGGATCGTCCGGTGACAATTGAGGATGGGAAGTCTTACAAGATTCAGGTCAGGTTCAGTGACGATACAATTGAGGAAAGGGCGATAACGTCACCGGCAGGGACATATACAGAGCTTGCATGCGTGGTTTTTACAAGCGCGCCGCAGGATTTCGATGTGTATGTCATCGGCGAAACGAACAAGGTCAAAAAAGATTTCCGGGTGGTAGCCATTCAGAGGGAAGGCAAAAACGAAGTCCAGATACAGGCATTGGAGTATAACGAGGCTGTGTATGACGATTCCGATATTATCCTGCCGCAGAATAATTATTCTTCACTTTCAGGGGAGATCCCGCTTGTCACCAACCTGAACTTAACCGAATCGCTGGTCAAAAAAACAGACGGCACGATCGAGAACGCTATTGATGTTTGGTTTGACCGGCCAGTTTACGTCGACCATTACGTCAAATCCTTTGCGAAAGCAAAAATCTATTTAAGCGACGACGGGGGTTTGAGCTGGGGGGCAAGAGGCGAAACAACGGGATCATATTTTCGTATCATTGGAGATATCGTTGACAGGTATACCTATAAGGTCAAAGTCACCTCGCTTACGGATATAGACGAGGAAAGCGCGCTTATCACCGCACCCGAAGCCTCAATTACGGTTGTCGGTAAATCTGCCCCGCCAAGCGATGTTTCGACGTTCTTGGTCAATCAGAATAGGGATCAGCTTTATTTTGGATGGAGTGAGATTTTAGACGTGGATGTGTGGGGATACGAGATAAGGCGCGGGGTAGATTGGGAAAGTGGTGAGGTGATCACTTTTCAGCAGGGGACGCATTATCTTACCACAGGCCTGAAAAAAGGCATTGATCAGAAATTTTGGATTAAGGCTATTGATACTTCAGGGAACTATTCCGAAAATCCCACAGAATCAATCCTTACTGTTGGCGAGATCCCTTTTAGAAATGTCGTTGCTGAATATCAAGAGCACCCGTTGTGGGAAGGTGTAAAAACAAACCTTGAAATCAGCTCTGAAACGCTGGTGATCTCTGATGGATTTCTTACGGGGGAATATGAAACGTCTGTGCGGGATATCAGTTATGTGGCGGCGGTTTTTATTGAGATAGAAGCGATTGTTTCACTTTCAACCGGTAGAAGGTTTAATAGTGATCCAGACGCGCGGTTTAACGATAGTTTATCTTATCGGTTCACAGGCCAAGAAACGCAAAATGTGGCCAGTTTTAAGATACGCTTATCAGAAGATAATATCAACTGGTCAGAGTGGCTGGATTATCAGCCCGGGGATTATTACTGCAGGTACTTTCAGCTCAAGATGGTTCTGACACGGGGGAACTTAGGCGATTATGTGACGTGTTCAACTTTGCAGTATCTGGCAGATCTTCCGGACGTGGATGATTTTGGGAGCGATGAGGTTACAGATGCAAATGAAGGCAAGGAAGTATTTTTTACCAAGACCTATCACGAGGAGCCGAATGTGCATATAGAGATAACCTCTGGAGGAGGCGTTTATACGCAGTTTGTGAATAAGACCACAACCAGTTTTAAAGTCAAATTATTTAATGCGCAGGGAGTTGCGCAAACCGGCGTTTTTGATTGGCACAGCCATGGAGTTTAAAGATGGGAAAGAAACTGATACCGAATAAAGTGATTATTGAGTTTGATAACGGTGTTTTTGTAAGCGGCGTCATTCTTTATAAAGTCAATGACGGGGGCGAAATAACCCGGGTAAAAACTACCGGGATCAAGAACGCTGATTTCAGCAAGCCGCTGCTTAACGGGCTGCTGCAAAAATTTATTAAGCATGCGGAAAGCGCGGAAGGAATTCAAGAATGATTTGCTCAAGATGCAAGCAAGAGATCCCCAAAGACATGGCCTATGTGCTGATAAGGGGAAGTATTATTTTGCGTACTCCCAAAAAGCGGCCTTTAGTCTTTACTTGCATTGAGCAGGCGTTTAATTATGCGCAGGCTTTGTTTATGCACGATGTCTGCTGGATTGAGACTTTGCGGGAACACGGTGCAGATCTCTACGACATGAATAAGGTCGCAGAACAATATAAGAATATGGAGGTGTCCGATGGCTTGGGACAAAATAAAGCCGGAAAATGACATGCTTTTAATTAACTTCCCGGCTGCCTGCAGGGCAAACTGGGAAGCCTTAGAGTTAGGCACGGACCCGAATCTTTTAATTACGAACGCTAAGGTAGCGCCCGGGGCCGGAATTGAAGACACAAAGCTGGCACAAATAGTCACGCCGAATAAAGTAAGCGGCGCAGCTTTAACTGGACTAGCAAGCATTCCTTCAGCCGCCGGGGTCCTGCCGGAGGCGAATTCGCCGAATAAACTTAAAGCCGATGTCAGCGACACGACGCCGGAGTATTTAAACGGGCTTATTGATGTTTTGGTGTTTCAGGTCTCAGGGAGCGATAAGCTGCAGTTAAAAGACGGAGGCGTAGGGACTGAGAAGTTAGAAGGCGGGGCGGCTTCTCCGGGGAATAACAAATCTTACGGAACGAACGCGAGTGGCGTCAAGGGGTTTTACGAGACTATCCCCGTCCACATTGATTCAGTTCAAAACGGCCAGGGATTAAGGTATAGCAGCGCCAATTCAAGGTTTGAGAACGCGCCGCCCAGAGCGGTATACGCATAAAGGAAACACATGGGAAATTATACAAGCGGGCCCCCGAAAAGCTCCGGAGGAAATCCAGTACCTGCAATATGGACGGATGACCCATTGGTTCAGGATGTTACGCCTATTAAAAAGACACACATTGTAGAGCTGAGGGCATGCTTAGAGGCATTAGACGGCCATTATCATGTATTTAACGGCAATAATTCAAACGCGGAATTGCCGGATGTAGCTGTGGCATGGGCAGAATCAAATGCGCAGCTTATTGTGGATGAAACGCCGCCGAAGGCATCGCATACTAATGAGGTTATAAATTTTATCAAGGCCTTTAATGGCCACTACCATTATGTGCCAGCATACAGCATTAATTCCAACGCCTTTGCGCCCGGTTTTGCTTTTGAGGACGACCCGGTTACAGCGCTTGTTACATGGATCAAGGCATCGGCTCACGAACAGTTAAGGACTCATTTAGAGAATTTAGCAGGGCATACGCACATAGTCTGCTGTGAATGCGAGTGCACCTGCACCTGTACCTGCACGTGTACTTGTACCTGCACCTGCACTTGCCAAGAGCAGTGCTGCAGCGAATGTGATTGCGGAGATTAAGATGAATCCAAAATCTGCCTATATTTTTGTAACTAATAAATGCAACCTGCGCTGTAAGTACTGCTATGAAGAAAACCGCACCGGAGACATGGCACCGGAGACTATGGTCGCGGCTATAGATTGGCTGGTGAGCCATTACGAGAAGGAGATGTTCGCCCGGCCCTTTGAAAATCTGACCTTTACGTTTTTTGGCGGAGAACCACTTCTTAATTTTCCAACAGTCAGGACAGGGATAGATTACCTACGGAGTATATGTGACAAGCTTAATTTTAAGGTCGGCATCCATATTTTATCCAACGGGACGGTATTAACAGATGAGATGACAGAATATTTTAAAAGTATCCGTCCATACAATAATTTTAATTGGCACTTTCAGGTGTCCTTAGACGGCTGCGAGGAGACGCACAATGCCAACAGGGTATTTGCCAATGACGAGGGGAGCTATAAGATCATCTCAGAGAACATAAAAAAGATAAGGGAGGTTTTCAAGAGTGTAGGTGTGCGTATGACTGTCACACCGGAGAATATAAAATCGCTCTCAAAAGATTTTGAGGCATTGCTTTCTTTCGGCACGCCTGTGACTAACCTTACTCCTATTGTAGAAGGCGACTGGAATGACGAGGTAATCAGCACATTTATAGAGGAGCTTAAAAAATGTATTGAGCTGTATTACCAAAGAGGCCATAACCAGTATTTTAACTATCTGCACCATTCTTTGGAGAGGATAGTGGATAATTCATTTAACCGGCAGAAAGGATGCAGGGCCGGGGAATACCTAATAGGCATTTCGACAGAGGGGAAAATATATCCCTGCCATAGGTTTGTCGCCTACTCTAAGAAATATGATTTTTGCCTGGGTGATGTCTGGAAAGGTATAGACGAAAACGGCGAGGCGTTTAAGAAAATAAAGGAAATGCGCCAGAGGGCAATTAAGTGCCTTAATTGCAAAGTGTTTTCCTGTAACAGGTGTTTTGCGACAAATATGTATTTAAATCAGGATCCCGCGGCGATTCCCGACAACGGGTACTGCGAAATGAACGAAAAGATATCTAGCGCCTTGCGGCCGATAATAAGGAGGTTGCTTGTGGAAGGCAAATTGTCACTTAAGGAAGGCGAAATGGCGGACCTAAAAGATATGGGCGTTTTATATAAGGTAAGCAAAGATGAACCGGCTGAGCTGGTAGAGGACAAATTAGATGTAATGGCACGCTGCATGATACGCCTGGTGAAAGAACTGCAAGAGGTAAAGTCAGCGCTGTCTTTGCTTGCATCGAGGCCTAAGGATTAAGCTATGAAGTATCTATGCATCGTTCCATACGAATATACCACTATAACGATGATGTATCGGAATTCTCCGGTCGGCATCTACAAGGTTGCGACAAAACTGCGCAGGGAAGGTCATACAGTTGAGCTCTTTAATATGTATCCTCTTTACCGGCCGAGAAAGTTTATGGAGAACAGACTTGACGCGATGTATTTCAAGGGCTTACCCGTATCTCAATTTATCGGTTATAAGAAGTGCGGTAATTTCGAGAATGAAAAGCTCTGCAGGGAGTTTCACAGGCTGGGCCTGCCTATTCAAGAGCTTACGAAAAAGTTAGAGGAGTTTCAGCCTGATAGGATATTTGTGGGCAATACCTTTACTTTTCTCTGGCGGGCGGTTTATGAAATCGTAGCTGAATGTAAGAGGGTAATGCCGAAGATCCCGGTAAAGGTCGGAGGACTTTACGCCATTCTTTGCCCGGAGCACGCTAAAGCATCCGGCGCCGATGAAATCATGACCCTGGAAGAAAAGACCACAAGCGATAACTTTATCAAAATAGATACTGATTTATTCGGGGATAACCTGCCGGACAGGATTTTTTTAGGGACATCGGTTGGCTGCCCTAATCATTGCTCGTATTGCGCTGTTCATATTGTAGAGGGCTGCACAAAAGTAAACACCAGCCCGGATGAGGTGGTGAGCGAGCTTAAATACTATAAGTCAATGGGGATAACAAAATTTATCTTTCTCGACGCCAATATCCTCTACGGATACGAAAATCATTTTAAGATCATTCTCGACAAAGTAATCCAAGAAGATTTAAACATCGAGCTTTATTCTTACGGCGGAGTAGAGGCGCGCCTATTGACCGACGATATTGCGGAAAAGATGGTTAATGCTGGCTTTCGTTCGGTGAATATACCCATTGAGAGTGCCAGCGACATTATCATCAAGGAGTGGAAAAGGAATTGTTTTGTTGCTGACTGGGAGCGGGCGATGACCATTGCTAAGAGGCATTTTCAGCGTCTGCGTTCTTTTCTGATTATCGGCGCGCCAAACCAAACTACAGAAGATATCAGATTAACCATTGATCTGATTAAAAGTTATGGCGCAGAGGCGGTAACTCTGCCGTATACGCCGATTCCAGGTACTCCTGATTACGAGAAATATAAACACATAGATCTGGAGGATCTTAACCCGGCCTTTTATCCCTGCGCGCACGAAAGGATGAAGGCAGCGGATTTAGAGAAGTTTTACTCTGAAAACCGGAATGTCAGGTTTTGTTTAAGGAATTGGGAGGATGTTCAACAAAAGATACCGCCGCCTACAAAGACGATATTTGAAAGCGGTCCGGCGGTAAAAATTAAAGGAGGGGATTAGTTATGGGAAAGGTTATTAATCACGAGGAGATTATCGTTGATGATGTTGCCAGGAGCTTGACGCAGTCGGTTTATGATCCGGGCAGCGGTGTGCCTGCCTCTTTTGCGCTTATTCATGCGGAAGGCGGACAGATGAGGTATTTCGTTAACGGCCAGAATCCTACGCCGTCATCCGGGGCCCTTTTAGAGGATGGGGATATTGTGGAGCTTCCTTCAATTTATCACATAAAAGATTTTAGAGTGATTAAGACGGGGAGTGAGTCAGGAAAGATTACAGCAACTTACGAAGCATAGAGGAGGTGTTAAAAATGCAGCTGCATCTTAAACACAGGAAAGCAAGCAGGATTATAAAGCGCGTTACAGAGATTAATACAGAAGGCGGGCTTCCCAAGACAGGCCAGACGATGATTTACCAGCCCGGAGACGATGGGTCCTATCAGATGGGCTATCCGTTAGGAGGCGGCCAGAGGTTTATTGATAACGGTGACGGTACGGTTATCGACACTGTCACAGGGCTTATGTGGATAAAAGACCCCACGCAGGCGGGTTTGGGATCGCCTATGTACTGGTATGATGCAATTAATGCCTGTGAGAACCTTGATTTTGCCGGGCATGATGACTGGCGCATGCCGAATATTAATGAATTAATGTCCATCGTAGATCACTCAAGATATGACCCGGCATGGGATACAATGTTTTTCCCATATCCACCGGATACATGGACACCTTTTTGGTCATCTACCACTAATGCTTCATGGATAGATGGCGCGTGGGCATTGTATCCATATGATGGATATAAGACTACCTGGGGCAAGCCCTGGGATATGTGTTTTGTGAGGCCGGTACGCGGTGGACAAGCTTAAAACGAGGAGGGATAAAAATGCCTAGCGATAAAGTTACAGTCGAATTTAAAGATGGAAAGAAAATAACCAAGTATCCCGGAGGCAAGATAGAGGAGCAGACAAAAGAAGATCTGGAAAGATACAAGCAATTCCTTGTAAGGGAAAAGCAGCGGATTGATAGGCACATATCTTTGATTGATGATGATCTTGCGAAGATGGCGGTGTAGTTTTATGCAGAATAACGGAAGCTGGACAAAATATATCACGCCGGTCCTAATGACAATCGCTATTTTTATGCTCGGCACGATCATGGCGCAAGTGAACCGTATCGATGAGAAGCTCTTTCAGCATCTGGCGAATGACCAGATACATATGCCGCGCAGCCAATTCGTTTCAAAGGCGGAGTTTGACCTGCACTGCAAATTTTTCGAGAAAGAAAATGACCGCATATTGAAGGCAATTGACGACTTGAGAAACGATTTAAAGGTAAAAAGCCGAGATGGAAGAAGCAAATAAAGTAAGGCTTGAGTTTGACCTGCATGAGTATCGGCGGCTTGCTCTGGTTATCCGGGATCATAAGAGCCTGCTTTACAAATTAAAAATGAATGAGCTGATTAAACAGGGCCTTATTAAAGATATGAGTGTCATCATAGGCATGCTGGAAAGGGCCGAGGTTAAACCGCAAAAAGGGGAGGTGAAAACATGAAGGTACTGATAGCTTTTACGCTCGGGAATATCGTCGGGGGATTAGGGATGTTTTTCTATCTCTGGCTGAAAGGCAAGGTGCAGAATGCCGGAAAACGAAAAGTTTAGTTTATTAAAATTCGCCGGAAGCTTCTTTCAGTTCTTGCCGTGGGTAAAGACGCTGCGCTATGCAGCTGGCATTGCGCTTGTCGGTTTTGTTGGCCTTACGATTTACAGAGCATTCTTTATGCCGACCCAGACCACAAAACAGGTTACTCATATCATCGCTCAGCCGGGCGCCCAAGTAACGGTAGATCAGAAGAAAGAAGAAAAGAAATCCGGGATCGCGGTTAGTCCTTTTGTAGAGGGCTATGGTTTTGCTGAATCTGACGACCGCAAGGGCGTAGGCGCCAAGGCCGGGGTGAGGGTAGATTTCTGAAGAAATGCCTTGCCAACTATTATATAGTACGGCCTAATGACCCCTCGAAAGGAGGGGATTTTTATGGTTCGTGAAAACATGACGGCAAAAAAGAGCCGGTATATCAGCGTCAGGAATGACGGCGAGGAAACGTATGTGGAGAATATCCCGGTGTCCGGCCGGATGCGGGATCATTTGCCAGCCGCAAAACTGCGCCTGCGGGAGATCCAGCGGGTGATGCCTCTTGGCAAATGGTCTATCACTATCGAACAGCAGTGGAAGGAAGGCGGGGTTACGCGCTTCCAGATGTTGGATGTGGTAACCGGCAAATTGCAAGAGTCAGTGCTATGACGGGCAAGTATCAATGGCCAGCCTCGCGATTGGGCGATAAGGAAATGGCCTTATTGTTTCAGGAGAA